CTAACTCAGGATGAAGGTATCAGGCAGTTCCTAGCATCTAAGGGAACAGTACTTAGAGAACATCATACTGGTAATAATAAGTGGGATGCAGGCTTTGGTGTAGCTTCTATGTCTACCCTGTTTGGAACTAAGCAGCAAGATGGTAAGCACCACAGAGATAACATTATTCATCTCCCATCAGATCAGACCGAAAATGTAAAGGCTTTAATAGAACAACTTATTACCTGGTCACCTACTACTAAGGGTAAGACCGATATGGTGATGGCTCTATGGTTCTGTGAAATTAAAGCTAGAGAATGGCTTAATAACGGAATACATACCACACACCATCTAAAGAATCCATTTTTGTCTCGCTATGAACGAGGCAAGCGTCTAGTAGTAAACATAGACGAGTTACTAGCAGAACAACAACGTCAATTTATCTAGGGAGACATAATGCCAAAGAAGCCAACGCTTGATGATTTTATTGCTAAGAAAAAGAAAGTGCCTTCTAAGAACAAAAGGTACCCTGGAGACAGCGATGTAAAAATTGGCCCAAGTAAGGGCAAGCCTATTATTAAATTAAAAACAAAAAAGAAGTAAGGACAAATGCTTACAACCAAAGAGGTTATTGCTAAGGTATCACGGTTACAGACTAAGTACTCAGCGCGTGATCAGCGTATGCGTGACGTGCTATCCGTGCGTCAAGGAGATATAAGCAAGGTTTATCCTGCTATGTTCTCTGAGGAGTACCCAAAGCCTCTGGTTGCTAACTTTGTAGATGTAGCTGCACGCGACCTCGCAGAGGTAATGGCACCACTGCCATCATTTAACTGCGCTGCTACCAATATGGTTTCAGACTCTGCACGCAAAGCAGCAGATACTAGAACTCGTATTGCAAACTACTTCGTATCAGGCTCAGAGTTACAGATTCAGATGTATCAGGGTGCTGACTGGTTTAACACCTACGGCTTACTACCAGCAATGGTAGAGATGGATTATGAAACAAACAATCCTAGAATCCGTCTATTAAATCCTTTTGGTGTCTATCCAGAGATGGACCGCTTTGGTCGCTGTATCTCAATTACTCAAGTAATGAATACTGATGCAGAATCTCTAGCAATGCAGTATCCAGAGTTCTATGATCAAATTATTGTAAACAAGAACTATGCAAATAGTTCTCCTTATATCACAATGATTCGCTACCACGATAAGGACCAAGATTTAATCTATGTTCCAGATCGTAACAACTTAGTTTTATTAAACCTACCTAATGCCATTGGTAAATGTTTAGCCCGCGTTGCAATGCGTTCATCCCTAGACGGAGAAGCACGCGGTCAGTTTGATGATGTTCTAGCAGTACAACTTGCTCGTGCTCGCTTTGCTGTTCTACAGATTCAAGCAGCAGAGAAGTCTATCCAAGCACCTATTGCTATTCCGCAAGATGTACAGGAATTAGCACTTGGTCCTGATGCGATTATGCGTTCTGCTAATCCGCAAGGTATCCGCCGTGTTCCATTAGAACTTCCACCTGGAGTCTTTACAGAATCTGGCGTTCTAGAGCGAGAACTACGTTTAGGTTCTCGTTATCCAGAAGTTCGTAGCGGTAATGTTGATGCTTCAATCATTACAGGTCGCGGAGTACAAGCCCTACAAGCTGGCTTTGATACTCAAGTTCGTGCAGCACAAGCGCAGTTTGCAAGACTATTCACCGAGCTAGTATCTCTCTGCTTTGAAGTAGATGAGAAAATCTTTGGTTCTATGACCAAGGAAATCAAGGGAGTAGATGACGGTACTCCGTTTAATATGAAGTATGTACCAAGTCGTCAGATTGCTGGCGAGTATGGTGTAGATGTTCGCTACGGCATTATGTCTGGTATGAATCCAAACAATGCCATTATTGCTTTACTACAGATGCGAAGCGACAAACTGGTATCAAGAGATTATGTACGCAGAGAAATTCCTATGGAGTTAAATGTCACTCAAGAAGAGCAGCGTGTGGATATTGAAGAGATGCGTGATTCTTTGCGCGTTGCTGTTGCTCAGTATGCTCAGACCATTCCAGCACTTGCAGCCCAAGGTCAAGATCCTTCTCAGATTGTTTCTAGAATCGCCGAGGTTATTAAGGGTCGCCAAAAAGGTAAACAACTTGAGACGATAGTTGAAGAAGTATTTGCTCCAGAGCCAGCTCCAGAAGTCCCAACAGAAATGATGGGCGAACAAGTTCCAGCAGCAGGTATGGCCCCCGTTCCTGCCTCGCAGCCAACTCCAGAACAAATGGGTGCGGCCCCTGCTGCTGGCTCTCGTCCAGATATTGCTACATTACTCGCATCTATTGCAGGGTAGGGAGGTGTAAAATGAAAAAAGGTGGTCGTGCAAAGGCTCCAATGGCAAAGCCAACAGAGGGCAAGAAAGATACTTCAAAGCCAGCAGGCGGCAAAGTCGAATTTGGCTATGCAGGTAAAGCTCGTAAAGGCAAGAAGGCTTAGTTTTATAGTGAGAGGATAGAGCGTGGATAAAGATAAAGATTTCGTACCACGCTCTGTCACTCTCGCAGATTTCTTAGTAGTTGTATCAGGTTTCTTTGTAAATATAGTCCGAGCTGTAGAGATGCTCGCATCAGAACTTTTAGATTTAGCAGTGTATAACGCAAATAGAACAACAAAGGTTTCCAGAGTATGGGAACAATTCACATCAGATTTAGAGAAGATGGAGGATCCAAATGGCTAGAGGGCCAATGGCAGGTGTATCAGGACCTGGTAAATTCTCCAAGAGAACAGATGGTTTATCTTTTGAATCAACAGAGTACGGCTCAGGTGTAGCCAATGCTGCTAATAAAGCAGGAGCTCCACTAGCTAAGACTCCAGATGTACGTCCAATGTCTCGTACTGAGATGGGTATGGCTCCAAGTCAGATTACTCCATTGTATGCTCCATCAGAGCGTGCCGATGAACCGATTACTGCAGGTATTGCAATGGGTCCTGGTCCTGGTCCTGAAATTATGGGAGCAACACAAATTAGAGTTAAGACATCAGATACTTTAGCCAAACTACTACCTTTTGATGATACTGGCGAAATTGCTATTTTGTATCAAGAGGCACTAGCGCGAGGTAACTAATGTCAGATAGCCTCAAAGCCGCATCAATGGCTGCTGGACTAACTGAAGCAGAGAAGCGTGAAGTTAATGCTCTTATCAAAGCAGTAGCTGTAAATAAGCAACTTAATAATCTTCCAGCAGATGTAGCCAATAAGGTTTATAACTCAAAGCCAATTTCACAACAGCAATCTTTAGTGCAAACATTTGGCACAGAAGATCCTGTAACTAAGCCAGATAAAGGCGTATTAGGTACTGCTTGGCACTATACAGGTGGAGCTGTATGGAATGCTGGCGGTAAGTTAATGGCTGGCTTACAAAACGTATCAGATTTTTCAACTCGTCTTTATAGAACTGCTGCTATTGGTGTAACTCAAGGTATAAACCTTGCTGATGCGTGGGATGAAGCAAACGATAAAGGTGACAAGGTATTTAACCCTGGTCGCATTGCAGATGCCCGCGCTAGGTTTGGTAATACTGCAGTTACTATTGCAATGCGTATTGCTGCAGGCGAAGAACCAGAAAAGATTATAGCTTCTGCTACTCCAGAAGAACAAAAGTATGTGCAACTTGCATACAAAAAAGCGGGAACTCAAGCAGAACAAGATTTATTTCAAGATACACTAGATGCAGTTCAGGCTTCTAAGTATTCTCCTGGTAGGCAAATAGCAAACTTAGTATTACCTCGCCAGCTTGAAGGCTCAGGCTTTTTCTATAAAGCAATTTCAGGAGCAGTAGATGCTGCTTATCGCGTCTTTGCAGATCCGTTAATTGTTGGCGCTAAAGTAGGTCAGTTATACAAAGTATCTAAGTATTCATTAGATGTGCTTGTAGGTAACTACGCTAAAGGCGGAACTAAACTACAAGATTACTTTGCATCACCTGCTGGCAAAGGGTTTTGGGATGCCTATGGTGTTCAATTAAATCGGCTCAGTGAAGCTCGTAAATCTAAAAACGCAAACGAATTAGTTGATGCAACCAATAGATTAAAAGTTATGGCACCAGAGTTTGGACCTGCTGTAATTGATGATTTCTTAAAAGCAGATATTCCAGTAACTGATGCTTTAACCGCTCAAGCATACTTCCAAAATACTCAAGATGCTTTGAATGTACTTAAAGGTGGTATTGCTCGTAAGCGCGTTATCCTACCTACGCTTAGCCCAACACGTAAAGCAAGAATTGCTATAGCCACATCTTCTAATAAACTTTTTGATATTGACAAAAGGGGTGCATCTTATGTCCAAGATACATTCTTTGGAGCGCCACTTACTACTGATGGAATCTCAGAGACTTTAATTGATGGCGTTAAGGCTATAGTTGCAGAAGTAAAACCTGGAACTAATCCTAAAAAAATAGCCAGACCTTCTATGGCAGGCATTATGCGCCGTATTGATACCGCAAAGCGTAAGTTTGCAATAGCTCCTCTATTCCGTGATGATATGTTAGATGTAACTTCAGAGGAAGCACCAACACAGATTTACAGACTTGCTCGCTTGGTTATGCCAAGAAGAGAATCACAGTTGATTCAAGAGACTTTCCGTGCCATAGATGATGTAGGTCAGCGCAAAGAAATATTCTACGGTTTGTATACTACTATTGCTGAAATCCGTGGATTAAATGTTACATCATCTGGTCAAGAAATTGTACGCCGCTTAACAGGAAAACTGGAAACAAGGTTTTCTGTTATAAAGGACGGAACAGAACAACTTGGTGCCATCCCTTCTGACTTTAATAACTTTGTATCTGCTCCAAGTTTAGTAGATTTAGATAGAGCTGCCTTTAGAGGCACTTGGATATCTAGAGTTCTTGGTCAAGCCAATAAAGACTGGGTAGATAGAATGACTGGGGCTTGGTCATTCTTGACTTTGGCAGGTCCTCGTTATGCTATCCGTAACGCTACTGAAGACCTTATGGTAAATCTTGCGATTGGTCAGACTACTCCTTGGGGTCTTGCTAAATCTCGTTATCTTTCAACTCGGTTAAATACTGCTATTGGCGTTCGCAAAGGACTTACCAAAGGTGAGCGTAGAGCTGAAGATCCTCTAGGCGCAGTAATGCGTATTGTAAATAAAAAAGAAGCTCAGAAGTATGCTAATGAAGTTGCAGGACTTGATGATGCTATACGCGAAACTAAAGCTACTATCAAGAAACTTCAAGATGAAAAATCACTTCTTGGCCCAGCAGATGTTGCCCGTAAGACTGATATTGATAATGAGATAGCAACGCTGAAAGAAAAGACTCAAGGTGGGGTAGCAGGTCAAGCTAGAATAATCTTAGCAAAGGCTCTATCTGAAGGTCGCTTAAATCGTTTCCGTGCAAGATTTGGCGCTAAGCCTATGCTCCAAGATGAGTTAGAAGAACTTACTGAGCAGATTATCTACGGTAATATTGAAGACACACTATCTACTGTAACTGAAGGTGGATTCAACTTCGTTACTGGTAATGATTACATCACCAGAACTGTAAATCTACAGAAAAGCACTGGTGTAAGAGTATCTGCTCTGGAGATAAATATACCTGCTAATAGATTTGCTCGCGCTCGCGGAGAACGAGGCTTTCCAAAGATTGGTTTACGTCTTGAAGATGAAGCCGCAATGACGGGCTGGTTAATGCGTATTGGGTACTACAGCAACGATGAACTAGGCTCTATTGCTGTTGCTAATCTAGATCAAGATAATGTAGTTGATTTAGTTTTTAAGTGGATACAAGATAATCCTAAGTTTGCTAAAGATGCTCGCCTTGCTGCTAGAGGTCAAGATGAATGGCAACAAGCAGAGTTAGTTGTAAAGAGAGCAAAGGAAATCTTTACTAAAGGTAAAGTTGATGTTCCTAATCCAGCCTTAAATACTAGGCTGTTAGATGAAATCCGTACTTATGATGAAGAGTTAGGCCGCTATGTAATTAGCGGTAAACTATCTTTAGATGATTTACCTAATCTAGTAGACGAGTTACCTGAGTATATTGTTGGTCCAACGCTAGTTCCAGTATCTGATTCTGGTAGTTATACCGCATCTCTTATGACAAAAGGTTGGACTTGGTTAGGTCTATCTAACTCACGTCTATCCAGAGAGCCATTAGTTCTAGATGAGATGGTTCGTATCCGTAAACAAATGAAGAAAAGCGGATTTTACGATGCTTTCATTGCATCTTTCTTGAAAGACATAGATCCAAAAGATATTAAGAAGGTAACTTCTGCTACTAATATAGCCAAGCGCAAACTAGCTGAAGCGGTAGAGGAAAGGGCAACAAACCAAATTCTACAATATGTAGATAATCCTTTGGTTCGTTCACAACTTGCCTTCTCTTCTCGTAACTTTGCTCGTTTCTATCGCGCTACTGAAGACTTTTATCGCCGCTTTTACAGAGCAGTTCGCTATAATCCTGAAGCTGTTGTCAAAGCAGGACTTACCTATGAAGGTATTGTCCACTCTGGCTGGGTACAAAAAGACGATCAAGGTGAACCATACTTTATTTATCCAGGTATTGAGCCAGTTTACCGTGCAGTTCAGTTTGCAATGCAGGGTCTTGGTATAAAAGCAGAGTTTAAGACACCACTTCCTATTCAATTTGGCGCACAACTAAAGATGATTACGCCATCTCTTAACCCAGATTCAATACAACCTACATTTGCAGGTCCTTTAGCAGGTGTATCGTTTAAGGTTTTAAGTAATATTGTAGATATCTTTAGCCCAAGTGCTGCAGATACTATTACTCAACTTGCTTTAGGTAAATATGCAGTAGATCAACCAATGCTTTCGGCGTTCTTACCATCTCACGTTAATCGTTTATACGGTGCTATGAACAAAGATGAGAGAGATAGCCAGTATGCCTCTGCTTGGCGTAAGGCTGTCACCTATCTTGAGGCTGGCGGTCACGGTATTCCAGAGCGTTTTGATGAAGCTGGCAATCTAATCCCACCATCAGCGCAGGAATTAGAAGAATATAGACTTAAAGTAAAGAATACAACTCTTGCAATTCTAGGAACTAGATTTGTATTTGGCTTTGCAGCTCCTGCCTCACCACAAGTACAACTAAAGAGCGATATGGCTGAGTGGGTACGCGATAATGGTCGTGCTAACTTCAAGCAACTCTGGAATAAGTTATCAGAGCAGTATGATGGTGACTATGACGCAGCAATGGCTAAGTGGGTTGAACTATATCCAGACCAGATTCCGTTTACAGTTCCAGAATCAGAGCGCACAACGGTTGCATACTTTAAGTATGCTGAAGAATCAGGTGCTTTCGTAGATAAGAACCAAGAATTGTTTAGACAGTTCCCAGAAGGTGCTGCATTCTTGATACCACATAAGGCTGGATTCTCTTGGGATGCCTATAAGACTATGACTGATATGGGTCTACGT